GTAGCCTTTACAGACACAGCACCAGTCCATGTTACATTGTCAGACAATGATGGACTTGAGCTAAAGCTAGTAGGGTATGACACCTGAGCATAATAGGCATTGGCTAGGGTGGTATCAAAGCGAATTACAGGTACTTGACCATTACTAGCAGGGTCAGTTGTAAGGGTATATGCGTTCGGATTGCCATATTTTCCATCGACAGTTGTCGCTACTGTGCATCTCGATTCTACTGTACCATTTATATCTGCGGCTATAATTGGTGTTGCACTAAGTATGAAGCTAAGTGCGATTAATAGTTTTTTCATTTGTATTGCTCCTCTATCATCTCATTCATTCTCGCATCCTGCGATAAGCTCCTTAATGCTCTCCTATTATCCACTATCGTACCACCTTGTAAAGCTACAGCATCAGGGTAGTAATTGTCAGGTATCGTAGACACATAGTAGTTTGTTAAATTAGTTACATTGTTTAATTGTTGTAGTATGACTGACTGAGCTATCTCATTAGCAATAGTCAACGCATTTTCAACATCAGCTAACATAAACTCTAAAGACTCTTCCTCCTCTTCTTCCTCTTCTTCTTTTTCAGCTTGTTCATCATCTAACAATTTTCTGTCTGTTTCAGCCTGTGCAATAGCTACTGACTCATCTTGCAAAGCATCGTAATCAGGTATCTCAGGCAATGGTGGTGGCTCAGGTTTTTTATAACCCGGACAGTTTGGGTCACTTTGTGGGTCAAAGCAAGGGTCAAATCTGTATATGTATCTTACATCTGCATTTTCTATACTACCTGTGCCTTCTTCTTTTAGTCTACCTGCACCAAAAACAGCAAGTGGAGTATATGGTAAGGCGATTGTTCTTCTGACCTCTGTTCCACCCTCACGCTGTGACCAGTTCTGTACGTCTTGAAACACATAACCACCACCTACTTTATCGTTCTCAAGTGTAACAATGTAATCATCCTCTTTAGCTTTAATAGGTGTATATTTGTAAGTTACTCCTGATATGTCCATGCCACCAATACCATCAGCTCCTAAATACGTAGGAGTCATTGACCATTGCAATCCATTAATAGCTACGTTAGGTGTATATCCAAAGCTGTAAGCTTGTATGCTAGAAGAATAAAAAAGCAGAAGCGATAGCACCCATAATCTTGATTGCATCATCTCTTTTCTCCTGTGCAGTTTTCTCGTGTTCACGAGTTGGTACAGGTATATCTTCAGTATGTACTTCCCATGCGGCTGTTGCTTCAGCACCTATTTTGCCCATATACGGACAGGGTGTACCCGCCATAGCCATCGCTCTATGGATTTCACCGGAAGGGTCTGCGCACAAGAGGCTTACTGCGGCAACCTTCATGCCAAAATCGTACAATGTTTTAGCGTTTTTAAGTCTCAGGCAATTTTGTTCAGTATATGTAGCACCAAGGCTTAATGAGAATATCTGAGTACCCATTGCACCACTAGAAGATATTGTACAAAGGTCTGAGTTAGTGCCTCCTACGTTTGGAGATATGGCACTTGGTGGAGGTGAGTAAACTGTCGTTTCGTTTTCTGACTTTGTAGTTACGTTAGATGTAGTATTTTGAGTTATTGAGCTTTCATCTACTGCATAAACAGATACAGGAATAACTAGAATAATCCAAAACGCGGCTACTATGCCAAATGCTATTGCGTTGTTAATTTTTCTGTTCATTTATTAAATCTTTATTGTACAAGTTTTTTATTTTATTTCTTGGTTTTCCGAAATGTGAATAATCTACATATTTTCTTTTAGCAAAAAACTTTTTTTCTTTTTCTGTTGCATCTCTACAAATCATTTCTATTTTATTTTCTGTTAATGGCAACATATACATTAATGGTGTACCTGCTTTAACAAACGTTTCATCGTTGTTTTTAAACCAATCTAACTGTATATTTAATTCAGTACAATCTTGTGGGTCAAGTATACCTACTGTACTTTCAAAATCGAAATGGTCATTATAAGGTAATGACATAAACAACAGTTTTACGTTTTTAGGAGCAATAACATGATAAGGAGTCATAACTTTTATAATGTTATCAATTTGATTTATTCTTTTCGGTATAAACTGATTAACTTGTGTTTGGTGTGAAGTAATAACATCTGCGTCTGCCAAATCAAGTAATGTATCATTTGGTATTCTCCAGTCAAATCCATCCCTGTTTTTGTTTGTTGTAATTACAAAATCAAACCACGCTTTTACTATATAGCCTTGTTTAAACATTTCAAAAATGCCCGGACATTGCATTAAATGCGTTGATTTGTGTGGTGTTTTTGTATTACTTTTTTGTTGTTTATAATCATGCATTGCAGAAGCTATCCATTTAGGATAGTAGTTTTTGTAAGTATTTTCTACAGGATAAAGGTCTGCAACACCATCTATTGTGCTAACAAATTCGATTCTATTTTTTTTAAATTTATTTAAAATTGTACCACCCTGTTGCTATATATTTTGTATTAGATAAAGGTGGATTACCTCTATGCAAATGTGTCCAACTAGCAGGAAAAAATACAAGAGTTCCTTGTGTTGGTTTCACTCTCTCTGATTGATACAAAAATTCTGTCTCACCACCCTCTTTAACATCGTTTAAATAAATTGTCCAAACAAGCATACGATGTGCAACTTCATATGATGCTTGTTCACAATGCCATTTGTGATAACCTTGACCACGTTCAGTCTTTTGTATTTTTATGTTAAAAGAAGCACAGTCTAATTGTTGTAATATTGGATAATCATCTGCATATTGTATTAAAGAGCGTGTCAAATAATCATTAAATTCTCCAGTCAGATTAGGTGCAACTAACTCTAACCATATAGTTAAATCGTTTCGAGTAATGTCTGTATTGTTTTTTTCTACAAAATTTTGCAATGATGTTTCGTTGTTTGTTGTTTGTTCAAAAACTTCTATTAATTTTTCACAAAATTTGGGTGGCATTGCGTTTTCGTATACACCAATAAATTTATTATTAATCATTATCTTATGCTCACAAATTGTGCTATTGAGTATCGAGTGGCATCTGATTTAATTTCTGTACAATGATGCTTTACCCAAGATGGAAAATATACAGCACTATTATTTTTAAACTTAAATTCTATGTTGTAATCTGTAAAAACTAAATTACCACCTTGCATTTCTTTGTCATCAAAAGACAACAGAGTTATACACGTGAGAACAGAGTTGTCTAGATGTGGCGAATATTTGTGACCTTTGTTGTATCTGTTCAAAGAAGTAGCATCAAAATTTGTCAAATTAACACAAACATTTGCAGGATGCGTACTTTCCATAGCTTCTTTAATTTCTTCTTGAAAAATTTTTCTATTGTATGTCAACGTAGCTGAACAATCTTTATTGTAATAAATGTCATCTATAAAAACACCATTACCTGTCATCATTGGGTTGTCGTTTTCATCATGTGCTGAATTAAATAATCTTTCTTCTTTTATTCTTTCTAAGTTATCCATAATCCAATCCATATTTTTTATTTCTTGATTTATAGATTTCAATTCATATTCTGTAAAAATATCTTCTATGTACAAATACCCAAAATCATTTAACGTGTTTTTGTGTATTTTCATTTTTTTTCTATGCTTTGTGCTTTAAAGATTAATTTATTAAATTCTGCTTGACCTTTAACTGTTTCATTCCTAAAACTTTCTAGTGCTTCTGTTTGACCTCTGTTAGTATTAGACATTTCAAGTTGTAAAGTTGGCATCCAACTTATAGCACAAGACCAATCATCATGTGTTTCACCTGTGTTTGGGTCTGTGCCTACAACTTTTGTGTACCACATACATCTATAAATTTTGTTATCTCTTATTTCTTCACATTCACTTCCAAGTGGGCAAGTAAACTCTACTTCTAAATCTTTTTTTCCTTTAGGCATTTATTTTTTTTTAAAATAGTTAATATTCATGACACATCTGTGTGGTTCAGTACAACTATTAACTGTGCCACTATGCTTATAGTGATTTGGGAAAGTTACTAACCTGTTTTCTACACTTTGAATTTTTGTACCATCTTCAAATCTAGTGTAGCCATTGTTTGTATTAAAATATAAAATAGAAGTGAACAAATTATCAGGTGCATTGCCCCAATCTACATGCAATGGATGTTCAAATAATTTTTCTTCTCTTTTAAGTAAATTGATTTTTATTCTAAGACAACATAGAACATCTAGCAATTTAAACAGAGGAGTTAGTTCCTCATAAAATGTGCTAACTATTATGTGATTTCCGTCAATAGTATTACACACACCATGACATAATTGGTAATCATTTATGCCTAATGAATGTTCATTTTCTACCGTACTGACAGTCCACGGAAATGACTTGTGTAATACTTGTCCTTTTAGATTATTAAAATATTCAATATCTAAAAAATTATCTTGTACTGATACCTCTTGCAATTTACACCCTCCTTAATGTAAAAATTTAGCACATTTTTATTTTGGATGTGCCGCCTTAACTGCCGCTATACCATCTTTCCAAGTAGTTGTTCCATTGACAGCATCATGGTACTGTTGGTCTAATTGTTCAGCAATTGAAGCATAACTTGTTGTTTCATCATGTACTCTTTTGTATGCATACGTATTTTTTTCTGCCGCTAATGCTGTTGCCTCCTCTGCATCTGCCGCATCATTTGCCGCTTTTTTAGTCGCATGGTCAGTAGTTATTGTTGAATATGCATCAATACTGCTAATTGTTTCATTTGCAGTACCATCGTTGTATTCAATGTGTCCAGTTGAACCATCCCATTGTACTGCATGAACATTTGCAGGTAAATCTACTGCATCAAGAGTAAGACCTACACCATCTACTTTAACCCATTTATCGTCTTTAACTATTGTTAATGTTGCCATATTATCTCCTATGCATCCTTACTACAAATTATAACATCAATGTATTGTGGTGCGGCTATAGTATGCGTGTGAGAACCTGCCGAACCTGTATCGCCTGAACCACCACTTGAAATTGAACCACTTAAACTGTGCGAGTGAGAGCCACCACCACCTGTACTTTCTGTTGCTCGACCTGAGTTATTTTGGTATGAATTAATAGCATTCAAAACTGAGTTGTTCCAATGTACTGAGCTACCTATTCTGTTGTTGTGACTGTGTGAAGGCATTTCACTTGTACTAAGTGTATGTGCGCCTGCGGATAAGTTATGATTGTGCGAGTGAGCCGCTCCTGCGTGAACGTGACCTCCATGAGATGAAGTTGTTTCACCTGCTGACATTGCCCAATCACCACCAGTTCCACCACCAGTACCCGATACAACTCTCAAAACTTTATCATTTTGTGTTGTAACTTGTGTCCATCCTGTAGGTGCTGATGCTTGAAAGAATGCCATAACTGAACCATTAGGTATGAAGTCTTCTGAAGTAACTGTAGTCCATGTTAGGTTACCAGTTCCTGACGATAAGGCTAGGAATTGTCCGTTAGAACCTGAGTTAGATGTTTGTAGTCGTGCCGCATCTACAGAATCATCTGCAATCATTGCTTGTGTAACGCTATCGTCTGTGGCTAAAGCATTAATCTGTGCCGCAGTTCTTGTAATTGCAGTACCACCTACTTTCCATTGACCTTCTGTTAAGTTAGGTTTTACTGCTGTAGTACCATCTAGCAAATCATCTATAGAATCTAGATTAGTGTTTAGTTTTGTTCCCCAAGTATCTGCTGAAGCTCCTACTTCAGGCTTAACAAGGGAAAAAGTAGTAGTAGTTGTATCAGCCATACGTATTCTCCATTAAAATGTGCCTTGCCATACTCGGAATTTGTCAAACTCACCACTAAGGATGTTTTTTCTAACAACTTCTTTACGAGCTTCAATATCATCCCAGTTAACTCCTGCATCCTTGCACCATTGAGCCATGATGTGTAAAGGTATAGAGCCAACAAGACGATTTTCACCAGTCATACCCACCTTAGCCTTTCTTAAATCCTCTGCTCTGTCTAGGCTAGGTGCGTTATCAAATGTACGTGCAATCTCAATTTTATCTTCTTTTTGATTGTATTGTACTTGTTCTTTTACTTTCATATCTCTCCAATTAAAGGTGTGGGAAGCTTAACTCAGACTCCCCACAAGGGTGTGGGGAGATTAAGGAGGACTCCCCACAACTCGTATTCTACCTCATTATGAAGTAGTACAGTCAGCAACTAAACCTGAAGCCTTCTCATTTTTTGAGATTAGCGTTAGTTCAGTCAATACTTGACGTTTAGTTGAGTCACCAGTTTTAGCTAACTCAGAGTTCTTAGTTGGTCTAAGAACACCACATGCCCACATATCAGACTGCATAATCCAAACGTCTCTGCTACGATTCTCACGTGTAGGTACGAAGTCTACTGTACCCCAAGGAGTAACGTAAACATCTACTGCATTTACAACAGCATTAGTACCACCAACAGCCGCACCAATTGTAGAACGTTGGTTATTCATACCAGTAAATCCTAGTGCCTTGTTCATTTGGAACGCACTTAGATATACAGTATCAGGCTTACCACCTGCTTCCCAAATAGACTGCATAACAGTATCGAAGTCTGCTTGAGTGAACACAGTAGCTGTACCATCTGTACGTGCTGTATTTCCCGGTACTGAACCAGTTGGGTTTGCACCACCTGAACCACCAATGTTTGCAACATTACTTGATACGTATGCTCCACAACCTGCTAACTCACGTGCTGTAGTAGCATTACCTGCGACATAAGCGTTGTTATCAAACAATGCCTTTTCAATGTCGAGCTTCTGCTCTTTAGCAATCTTCAACACTTGGTATGCCATCTCAGCCGCACGACCTGCTTTATCAAGTCCTTCGTCTGTGTCAGGAATAACAACAGCGTTTTTAAAGATTTGTGTGTAATTACCCAAACGAGTAGTGGCAGTTCTTGCCTCTGCTGTTGTGTCATCACCTTCAATATGAGCATTGGCGGCTGATGAACGTAGTGCATCTGTCTGCCACTCATGGTAAGTGTTACTTGCTTTAACTTTCTTTAGCGATGAATAGAAAGGAGTTTCTTCAGGAGAGATGTCATAAATAACGTTCTCTAAGTCCTCACGAATACCATTTGCATCATAGCTGTCGAAAGTATTACTTGGCTGTGCCATAATATTTCTCCATTAACTATTTAAAATTAAGCCAAGAGCATCATCAATGCTACCTGACTCCCTAAGTTTTGCCTTTTGGCGTGAACGTATTTTAGCATTTGGAGTTGCCATTTTTTTAGCACCCGGTTTTACTACAGGTTTCGCAGACTTAGTTTTAACTTTAGCCTTTGATTTGCCTGAAATAATATCCTGATACCTCATAGCATCGTGCAATACCTTTATGGCTCGATAGTCGGATATTTGAGAAATTTCCTCAGTCGTATAACCGTACTGAGATTTCCCGGTAGCAACTAACTGCTCCCTTAATTTACTGGCTTTTGTAGAGTCAGCAAACTCAGGAATTTCTTTTTGTAAAATTTGCATCTGTTCTTGCAGATAAGCTTGTTTAGCGTTCTGTTGGGCAACACTATTTTGCTGTGATGCCTGTTGGAGTTGTGCCATTTGCCTATCATAGTTTGCCTTTTGCTCCTCATATTCAAGGTTCTTTTGCATGTACCCAATAGGGTCTGCATCAAAATCTTCTTTAGTAGGTTTAACAGGCTCAGGTGCAAATTGTCCATTTTGGAGCTGTTGGTATAAATCAGCCATCTGCTGACGTTCATTAGTCAAGGCTTCATAGACTGCTTCAGCTTCTTTTTTAGCCGCCGCAACCTCTTGCATGCCTTGTTGGACGTACTTCTGTCCACTATAGCCTTGCTTTAAGTCCTCTAAGGTTACTTCAGACTCTACACCATTAACTTTTACAGCATATAGTGTAGGCTCTTGAAGGTCTTCAGAACTGGCATCCTCTATTGGGTCTTCGTCATCCTCATAGTCCGAAGCTTCAATTTCTTCAGCTTCTTCTGTTACTTCTTCTTCAACTTCATCAGCAACTTCAGCCTCAGCAGATATTTCTTCTGTTTCCTGAGATTCTTC